CTTGCTCTGATTAATTACCGTGGTTGCCCCATAGCTCCCAGAATTACTGTTAGCGTATTCAAGCGGAACCTTAACCATTTTCCCGCCATCGACCATTTCGTGAGGCTTGACCTCCCAGTTGTCCCTTTTTAGTGCATTACCCATCAGCTTCCAAAGCAATGCGCTTGCCGTGTTAAGAATATCTTCCGGCTTTGTCTGAAGCCAGTAATACTCAGTAGTTGCGTTTAATTGATTTATTAAGCTCATAATATCCTCCTGCTTTCACGCAGGTCTTAACCTCTTAATGCATCCAAGGCTGCTTGCATTCCCTGGTCTCGATCTGCGCCTGTTGTTATTGGTTTTGTTTGTGGAGCTGACTGACCTTTTGTGACGACCCTTCCGGTGGAATTTGCGCCTTTGGCCAGTTCTGCTATTTTTTTCAATTCTTCGTTTTCCTGTTCTAACTGTGTTGCTTTCGCGGCGACGGTATCTCGCTGTATTTCCCTGTACGCAACAAGCGGGTCGCTCATCCCGGATTTGTCTCTTGCAATATATTCCTTAATTTTCATCTGCATTTCCGGTGTGTTAAAGTCAGGGTTTTCGTTATAGAACGAGTTGTGTGTTGCTTTAATGTCTCTTTCGTCTAACTCTTTCTTGAATGCAGCCGTTGCGGCGGCAAGCGTTCTTTCGTGTGCCGCCTTACTTGCAATTTCGTTCGACTTCGTCATTAACTCAAGATTGTCTTTCTGAAAGTTTTCGTCAACAGGGTCAAGAGCAAGCATTTGTTTTTGAACATCCGCCAATTCTTGTTCGTAATTCGTACCATCAGTGGTAGTCGATGTCGTTTGGGCTGCCCGCTGTGACTTCATATCTTCGATAGTCTGATACGCAAACTCTACCTGTTTCCTCAAATCCCCGACTTCGTTCCCTTGTGAATCTAACTTAGATTGCATATTGGAGAGTCCTTCTACTGCGGACTCTTTGTCCTTCCATGTTCCAAGATAAGGGTCGTTTCCTTCTCCGCCTGTTTCCGTAGTCTCGTTTTCTCCAGTCATCATTCGCTCCTCCGAGGCATCTGGGCGCTTATAGCGTTTATCCCTAATGTTGTCCTCATGTTTAAAATTAAAAAAGCCCGTGTAAAGGGTCGCTGTTGCGATTATCCTTTTACACGGGCTTTATAGTATCTTAGCTTTCGCTAAGGCTGTATGTATCCGTTTAAATTTTTTCTTTTATTTCAACTTCAGGCCGCCCTCTTATACCTCCGTCGTTTATATTGAAACTGCACGAAAAACGGCCTGTTGGTTTTGTTTTTAACCAGTTGCACAATTTTTTCTGAATGTCAAGAAAGATTTTATCAACTTGTTTTCCTGTCATCCGATTGCCTCCAAATGATTATCTTTGAGGTACTGTTTATATTCCCCTCTGGTTTCCAGCGGCCTCTCGTAATGCTTTACAAGGACTTTACTAGCTGATGGAAGCCATCTTACATCCCCATCTGTCTGTATGGCTGGCAAGGAAAGTATCTTTTTTGCTCGCTTCCCGCACTTGCATTTTGTGGTCTTGGGAATGTTGGTGATCTTGTGGACTCTTTCTATTATCTTCCCGCATTCGCATTCATATTCATATGTCGGCAAGTTATACCCCCTGTTGTGCTTTTGGTGTTCCTGGTTTAGCGGTCTTTCCTGCTGTCGTTTTCGACCCGCCCACGCCTTGGCCTGGCTGGATTAGATACTGCTTTAACTGTATGGCCTCCTCTTCAGGCAAGCCGGACTGTATTAAGACTTGCAATGCCATATCCAACTGGCCTTCCCCTGTTCTTTCAATAATCTCCTGCCAGCCAGGTATATTTAAAGTTTCTAATACTGTCCTCTGGTCAACTAATCTCAATTCTGCCAGCTTCATGACTAACTCCTGCATCTGCAGAGACGTTCTTGGAGTTGTGGAACCTGCTTCCACAACGTAGCTGAACTTTCTTCCAGCAAAATTCACGCCCACGAATGGCTGCATCTCATCTCCAACCTCAACTAATTCAGTTCGTGTACCAAAGTTCTGCCACAAACCAATCGCCCATTTCGACCTTTGCTCTGCAAGGTAATCTATTGAAGACGTTTTAGCCTGCATTAATACTTGATTACGCTCCTGGAGAGCCGCTATTGCGCTCGCTGCAATAACTCCTTTCGGAGCTTGCCCCCTGTCAGCTTCTTCTATCGTGTATATCCGGTCAAAAAAACGTGTGATTAAATCCAGCACTTGGAAAAACGTAGCCGGTAAATTGGGGATTTGCATAAACTCAATGCGTGCGTTTGGGGTCGTGGGCATTAATACCAGCCTACCACCTTTTGTTAACGCTGACTCGATCATTGCTCTTGTAATCCCGCAGTGCTGCTGAACAATCAACGGTGGAGACATCACGTTGAGAACATATGCAACCAACTTGGTGACAATTTTATTGATCTTTGTGATTAAATCTCCTACTTGCTCAGCCGCTGAAAACCCCCATACTGATACTAAGTCTTTGTAAGAGTTAGCGACATAAACAGGGAATCGTCCCCAAGGATGTGTCATTGCTGCTACTTGCGAGTCCAGTTTAGGATTAATGTTCGGATTCGCACTATCGTCAAGAATGATATGCTCGCTTGTGCCTTTCGTCTTGCCTTGAGTGATGGTTATTTTCCTGATTCCATCTGGATAGACAGGCACGGTCTTTTCTTCAAACAAAAGGCCACCCTGCTCATCCGTCGCAGGCACACCTTGATCGTCGAGTATCTGAATGGTTTCTTTTTTTGTGCGTGAGTCTCTTAACCAGCATTCTATGATTAGACACCTTTCGATTTTCTTATCCGAAGCCGAAGAGAATGTTTTTGCTGGAATTAATGCATCTGCGTAGTTGCCTGTTTTCTGGACAACGGTGTTGTTATATTCTTCCCTTATAGCTCCTAAAAGCTCATAAGCGTCGTCTTGCATTACGCCAGTAACCCCGTAATCCTTTTCAACCTTATCCACATAATCCAAATATGCAAAACAAACGTACGGTGCTTCTTCCGCTATGTTTTCCCAGTTCCCAGGGGCAGGGAAGAATGCGAATGGGTCTGTTACGAGTGTATTTGGGCGAGCCTTTTCCTTGTCCCATATCGGCTTTTCTGGGATTACGCCGTAGATCTCCATCGTCCTTGCTGCTGCTCGTGTCTTCGATTGCTGGTTGGTGTCCTTCCACCATTTTTTTAATTGAACTGACAATATCTTTTCGGCATCGTCCTCGAACCCGTCCATGTCAACAACTTCACCTGTTGGATTCCGTGCAGTGATGTTCGCAACCGTCCTCTCGACGTTTGAAAAATACAAATTTACAGGGGAGCTTGTGTTTAGTTGCCTTATATTAACCTGAGATTTACCCCTATATAAAGCGTAGTTTGACAGCCAGTCTTCATGCTTTCTAAGCCGCTCTTTTTCTGCTTTTGCAATATTAAACAAATCAAAGATGAATCCCGCTATATCCTTGTCACTCTTGGGAGGGATTTTTGATAATGACCATTTGTCTTTCATTTTTTATGACTCCTCATATGCGACCCCAGCCCTAATTTCGAGCGACAAACCTTACCGCAGACTTCACATTGTAAAGGGTTGGGCTTTTCTGTAATTTCCTCCGGTTCATACGCATCAATCGCCTTCTGGTTTATTTTTAACAGGCTTCCAATATCCTTCGCAATCGTTAACCTGCTGTTTTTCACCAGCGGAGCGGAACAGTTCGGGCAACACATCATCGTCGCCGGAGTCCCTCTTAGTCCTTGTACCCCATCATCAAACGTACTCCAACCCCATTTCCTCCAGGGGTTCAATAATTCCAACATAGCGCCATGCGGTGTTTTATCAGGGTCATACTGTTCTGTTGTCTGATGAAGTACCTTACCACAGGTCGTACATTTTACACGCAATCCTTTCATTGCTTGCCTCCTGATAGCGTCTTTAAAAAATCGCCAGTCCGTTTCAATAGTCGCTCGTTTTCCTTCTCTGGAAAAGCCGGTTCGTCAAGACCATCTGTGATGTTGAAAACCTCACCTTTTGAGCTGCCGACAAAGCTCTCACCTTGCTCAGCCCTTCCCTTATACATCAGCCAACCACCTACGATAGCGCCTATCAAGACAATGACCGCCCCAGAACAGATTAATAATAAGATTGTGTAAATATCAAGCATATTTTTCCTCTTCGGCAACTGTAAATATATTACTGTCAACCTCGTTCATCCATGTACAAACAGTGAGTAGACTGTGAACCATGCCTCCTACAGCGAACACAGCAGGGGAATCTTTTCTAAACTCACGCAAAGTGTTCTTTAAAATCTCACAGTGTCCAAAATAAAACCTCACTTTCCCTGGCAACAAGCACGACTTCAGACTCCGAACATAATTGTCGAACACCGCAGGGCTATACATATCGACTGGAGGCGTTATCAAAACTGCGTTATTATCCCCACCCTCGCTGATTAATCGTTCGTTGATTAATGCCAGTGTGGTTAAAAACCTATCAGGATCCCCATAAAACACTTTCAATAGTTCCGGCTGAACACCAAACCCGTATTTTTCTCTTAATTCAACCACTGACGATATAAGCGTTCCTACGTCCTTCGACTGAGCCTCGGCTAATAATTGAAAATTTGCGTCAAGCGGGTTGTAATGCTCAAGACTTTTGCTCGGTCTGACTACTCCGACAATCGCCACATAACCTGGCTGTCCCTCATCTTTATCACTAACCTCAGTCGGATATCCTATGCAACCGTATAGATTATGGTATAACTGCCCGGTTTCAGTGTTCTCAAACCAGTACGGGTTTTCGTACATCGGCTGTCCTGTACAAATGGCTTCGTCGCGCCTGGCTTGATATAATTCCCATGCGTGCTTATGCGTGACTAACTTTATTATAGATTTCATTTCTGGCTCAGTATTATAAAACTAATA